GATTCTCCATCCCATGTTTGATAGTGTGGGTATAATGGAGGGTGGTCTTTATCCGCAGCCGAAGGTGGTTCAGTAAATAAATTTGTTGATGGGTTCGATGCTAAAGCTGCACTTATTGTTGCATATGCCTTATCATAATCACTAGTTGTTGCCATAATATTTCCTAAGGGGTAGATTTCTTCAAAAAGTCTGGATCAGCAGGAACTTCTAATGCAGCTGGAACAGAACCAGAATATGCAGTAATTGTTTTATTTGCACCTGCAATATCCGCCTCACTAACTGGTGCCAATAAACCTACTGTAGCAGAAGCTGCAATTCCAACTGTTAAAGCAGCAACAGTAGTCGTAGCTTTCAACAATTCACCAGCAGCACCAGCTGCGTCTTTTATTGCAGTAGCTAACTCACTAAAATCTTTCCCCGAATCAGCTAAAGGAACTTCAGCTTTTGCTTCTGCCCAAGCATCAACAAAAGCACTCACTACACTTTTTAATAATTTTGTTAGACAATCTTTTAATAGAGCAAGTATTTTTGCAGGTAAACTTAAAATCCATTGGATGATTGCTCTAATTTTAACCAATACGGCCAATACATATTTTTGAAATTCAATAATTGGATTAACATACAGTTTAATGAAAGTTCTAACTTCTTGAGCCGCTTTCTTTAACATATTAATAATTTCAGAAAATGAACCTGATGCGTCACTAAAACCCATCAACTGTTGTATTTTTCTAATACCCTCTCTTATCCATTTTGCAATTGCTTTTATGAATTTTTTTAATCCAAGAGACTTTACTAAATCGTTTACAAAATCGCAAGAGTGTATTAAATTTTTATTTGTTATTGCAATACTACCAGAAACATCACCCCTAACTGCTGGTGTTGATGGATAACTTGGACCACCAATAACTGGACCATCAGCTTCTGTTGATGGTAATATATTATTACCGGTACTTAATGTTGGTTGTGGAATCATTTATCTTTCTCCAAATGATATAATCTCAAAATGCCATCTAAAGATTCTCTATAACAAGAATCCAAGTGGGTGTGTTTTTCATCCAATACAATATCACCATGACAATGGCAATCAAGGTCATCTATTTGTTTTACAAACTCTTCTTTTGTCATCATACCAGCAAGATATTTTTTATGCGCTATAGTTGCATATGCTGTTAGTGCATGTAAATCTTGTAATTGTTTGCTCATTTCACTTTCATCCCTGGTAAAATACCCATCATTACAGGTTGTTGTCCGTTTTCTCCATCTAAGAAGAAACCTACAACCCATTCACCCAATTGTGGTGCAGAAAACATCCTTGAAGAGTTGAGTGGATACATTGGATGTGCCCAAGGCAAATCTTCTTTAGGTACTTTTAATTTGTTTGTATTGTGCCAACCAAATATTCTCACTTGGCATCTTCCAATACCCAATGGGTCAGCTCTATTTTCTATTTCACCAACCCACCAGATGAATCCGTCTTTTCCGGCAAAATTTGTATTATCCATTATCTGTATTTAGACTGTTGTAATGAACTATCTGTAGCTACAACAACGCCATTGTTTGTTGAGTCTGTTGCTAATTCACAAAATGTTTCGTGTTTTTGTGGACTGATAACATGTCTAGTTGCAACAATTAAATATTTACCAGAAATAGATTTATCAGTTTGTTCTGTCAAATCAGTTTTTGTTGCAAACGAAGGCGCTTTAACATCCAAAACAAAACCAGAAGTTATTGCAAAATTTCCAGGCAACGCAACAGTCATTTTTCTTTGTAGTAAATTATGTAATATTGCTTTTCTTTGTGGAATGTATTTGTGTGTATCGTCAATCAACAAAGATTTGCTACTATCATTTGATTTCACATAAGCTTGAGAATTTCTATACAACTGAAATGGATACAAACTCACTTTAGAAAAGGGCATTAATCCCGCATCTTTACCTTCTCTGTTTTGTGAAACATAGACATTTGGTTTATCATTCAAATGTGTTCCATTATAATGATTCTTAATGCCCAAATCAGATTCAACAATTGTTCTAGTTAAAACATCAAATCCAATAAATCTATTTGAATAGAAACCATTTCTTGTATTTTCTAAAATGTCAAAAGAGGTACTAATGTTGTAATCTCTTACTCCAAAGAATTCACCACCAACACTATCTGAAATATTTTTCGGTGAAAAGTTGATTGCGAAAAGAGGTTTTATAGAAAACAATTTATTCAATGATACAAAATTAAATCCATATTGATTTTCAAAAAATAAAAAGTCTGCCAAATTGTTATCACTAACGGATCTTTTAGCTAACCAATTCATTGCATCGATTGGTGATAGTAAAGGCACAACAGAATTATGAATGCCTTTTGTTTTTTCAATTATTGCTACTTTGTCGTTTGGAACTTTCAAATAATCACGAAGAACAGAAGTTGCAATATCTGAATAGACACCATTATATGCTTGATTGACTTTTTGTTGTTCCGAATAAATTAATTCTTCAGATGCAAAATGTAAAATATAAAGTTCCGAATTTTGATTTATATTTGTTCTATTAGTTAACTTAAAGACTCTAAAAGTTTTTGTTATGTTTGTACCCTGACCTGTACTTGCCTCATTGTCTTTAGATATACTGATATCCAAAAATTCACTGCCATCAAATATTAATTTTTTTGCCAACCCAATAGCATCTTTAATAACAATATTACCAGACATGCAGGGATTTAAAATGCTATCAAAGATGTTTATCTCTTCAAAAATAGCACTTAAATCTATAATTCCATATTTTGAATTTAGGGCTAATTTTTTAATCCTAAATTGCGTTGTTTGTTTAATATTAACAACAGACATTATTTAATCACTCTTCTAAACTCATCTTCTATATTTGGTACAAACTCTTGTTTCAGTAATTTTATTTTTCGTTTAGATTCATTTAATTCCATCTCATAATCATAATAAGATTGTGAATCTTTTGAAATAGCAATACTAATTACATTACCATCTGGCAATGTAACAGTAGATGAAGAAATGGCAATATTTGCATAAGTGTTTGCATCAACTTCAATTTTATTCACATTAACAGTATTTGTATTGATAGTCGTTCTGGTTTCAATTTTATAATAGGCCTGTGTATGTGCTTGTGCCCAATTTGTTCCAGATTGACCGGTATTTGCATTACTTTTATATTTGTTATCTATGAAACTAACAAGTGTTCTATAATCTAATGGCCAATCAAATTGTGGATCAGTAATGTCATTGAATAATAAAACAATCCAATGTCTCTCAGGATCACCATAAAATTTAGAGGCAATTATTTCGGGAGTATCACTATCTTGTATGTTGTATTCATAACATACAGAGGTGTTGTTTTTAAAACTTTCTTCAAATGAAAATCTTGCTGTTATGTTTTTAACAGCATCACCAGTTATTGTATCAACTGTATAGAGAGTTTTGGGGAAAAAATTAAAATATTTTGACATAATTATTCAGGTTCTTTACCCATAGTATTGATATCTCTTGCATATATCTGTTCATCTTGCGTTCTACTATCTGTCTTAGTGCGATTCAAACCATCTTCTCTATCATAAGAAGCTTTTGTTCTAATTTCAGTCTCTTTGAATTGTAGTGACAACCTAATTGCAACTGGCATACCAGTTCCACCTCTTGTGGCGGGTTGACCTGGAACTTCATAAGCAGAAAAACCACCTGGTGCATAATCAACAGTCAATGATTCTAAAACACATATACCTAATTTTGGAATATTTGGATTTTCAATACCGTTGTAATAGAAATTAATACCAAACTCAGAAGGTGGAACCATAAAGAAACCATTCGATGCAACTAGACCTTCTGGTGCTTGATGAAATCTCAATTCTCTTATAATATTTTGTACTTCTTCAGATTCTTTTTGTGACCTTGGATAAAATTGAAAATCAAATCTAAATGTTCTAAATGATGGTGTTGTGTATATCATTTCCAACATTGGATTTTGAACAACACCAGTTGCGGCAGTAAACAAAGTTTTTGTAAAATTACCACCTTTATTTGCAAGAATACTCAAAGCGAATGGACTAAGGTTTGTTATTGCTTGTTTGAATTTATCATCTGAAGAACCACTAACAATATCAGCAATTGCTTTTCCACCAGCTGCAAGTCCAGTTAATAACTCACCACCCATACCAACATCTGAATATCCTTGATGATGGTCAAACACCAGAGTGTCTGGCATATAAAGAGAAATTGTTGTAGTTATTTTTCCTGTTGCCCGAAGACCCATCGGGTCACCAGCTCTACCAAAAACATCACTAGCGTATGAAGTTAATTGTTGTGCACCAGCTTCTCCTTGTGCTGCTGTCTTTGGATTAATACCCAAAAAATTCGCACCTTCTTTGGCCAAACTAATACCTTGATTGACTATACCAACAAGTGCTTGGCCGGCATCACCAGCAGCACTCCTAACAGCTGCAGAACTCAAATCATATCCAAATGCACCAGATAATGCTTGTTTTCCACTCGCATCTAAAGCTGGATCATTTTGAAACTGTGTGTTTCTTTGTTCAAATATGGTAATAGTAATATAGTGATTTTTGTCAGAAGCAGATAAATCAGATGGGTATCTTAAATTTGATAATCCATATTGACCTTTTGATAATGAAGATAGTGGACCAGTTAACGATGGTTGACCGCCGGCTTGTACACTAATGTCTGAGAGAAAGCTTAATAGTCCCGCCATTTATTGTCCTATAGGTTTACTAGATATATTTATCATACATATGGAGACTATTTATGTCATATAAAGGGTGGTTTACCCCAAAACATCGAAACAAATACAAAGGCGATTCTGAAAATGTTGTCTACCGTTCCTCATGGGAACTTAGGGTGATGAAATGGTTAGATGAGAATCCGAATGTTATTTGGTGGGCATCTGAAGAACTAATCATTAAATACAAATCACCAATAGACCAAAAAATACACAGATATTTTCCAGATTTTATTGTCAGATTGAAACAAAAAAATGGTGCAGAATCTACTGTGGTTATTGAGATAAAACCACACAAACAAACCATCAAACCTGTGCAGAAAAGAAAGACCCAAAGATTTATACAAGAAGCGGCGACTTATGCAATCAACCAAGAAAAGTGGCGGGCTGCAGACTTATTTTGTAAAGAACATGGTTGGCAATTCAAAGTGTTAACTGAAAAAGACATAGGCATTTGAGATAAATAGATAATGGCAAAACTAATCGACAGAATCAAACAATCTCTTGCTAAAGAAGGCCTTTCAGCAGGCACAAATTCTGCAAGAACTTGGCTTCGTGCCAAAGTCAAAGAATTGAATCCCACATCAAGAGCTTTGATGGCAGATAGAGATAGATTAAAGGGAAATTCAACAATCGGTAAAATGTACTTTTACTTTTATGACCCAAAGACGAAAGATACATTGCCTTATTATGATAGATTTCCTTTGGTGATTCCAATCGAATCTTATAAAGATGGATTCTTAGGTTTGAATCTACATTATATTCATCCAAAACAAAGATTGATTCTTTTAGATAAATTGAGTGAAACTGCGACCAATAAAAATTTTGATTCTAAAACAAAATTAAGAGTAAGTTATAGTTACCTTGCAAGTGCATCTAAAGCATTTGAAGCGACACCATGTATTAAAAGATATTTGTATAGTCACATTCAATCAAGATTTTTAGAAATTACCGCAGATGAATGGGACATTGCCGCAATGTTACCAGTTGAAACATTTGTTGGCGCCACTACTAGTAAAGTTTACGCAGACTCAAGGAAAAAATTCTAATGTCATTCTCTCCAAATTTATTTTTGTCGCATATGCGTTCAAAAGATGGTCCTGCAAAACCATCTAGATTTGAAGTTGTTATTCCATTGCCAAAATACATCTCAGATTTTGTACCAAACAACATCATCGAAAATCTATTGAATTTGCCAAATGCAATTTTCGGTACAGTAACAGATGCAATCGGTAGTGCTATTGGACAATCACCAGTTGGTGCAAATTCTACATTATCAAGGTATCTCGCATTACAATGTGAAACAGCAGAGTTGCCTGGTAAAACATTGATGACACATGAAGCAAAAGTATATGGTCCAACATACAAAGTACCATATCAGTCACAGTACAACGAAATGACTTTGACTTTCTTGTGTACGAATGAGTTTTGGGAAAGAAAATTGTTTGACCGTTGGATAGAAGCAATTATGCCGTCTGACACAAACAATATGAGATATGCAAAAGATGAAGCAACAAGATACATGACACCAATCAAGGTGATTCAGTATGATGATTTCATTAAGCAAATATATGCAGTTGAATTGATTGATGCATTTCCAATTGGAATTTCTGCACAACAATTGAGTTGGGCTGAAGATGGATTTCACAGACTATCTGTACAATTTGCTTATCAGAGATATAAACCAGTATATACCGGAAGTTACGATATCGCTGCAGCTGCAGCCGCTCTGTTTGGAGTTGGTCTCAATAAGATATTGCCTTTTGGTAAAGCATTAACTTAAATTTTTTAATAAAGTGAGGACATTATGTTACCTAAGATAGACACGCCAATTTATGAAGTGAAACTTATATCAAGTGGCAAAGTGGTTAAGTTCAGACCATTTTTAGTAAAAGAACAAAAACTATTTCTGATGAACACAGAGAATGATGATGTTGAAGCAACAATCAAAGTCATTAGGCAAGTATTAAAGAATTGCGTATTGAGTGATATTGATATTGATGCATTGCCTGTATTTGATTTGGAATATCTGTTTATGCATTTGAGGGCAAGGTCTGTTTCAGAAGTTGTTAATCTGAAATATCGATGCAACAACATTGTGAAAGATGACAAGGGTGAAGACAAAGATTGTGGTACAATTAATGAAGTGTCATTCAATGTGTTGGAAGTGCAACCAACTATCACCGAAGGTCATACAAAGAAATTTCAATTGACAGATAAAGTAGGTATCATTATGCGGTATCCAACTTTTGAGTTGATGCAGAAGTCAGCAGGTAGAGAAGACTCCGATGTTATCATGGATTTGATTTACGCATCCATTGAACAAGTGTATGATGAAGATAATGTTTATCATATGAAAGATAGTACAAGAGATGAAATTATTGAGTTTGTCGATAATCTACAACAAAAAGATTTGGAGAATATCAGAAACTTCTTTGATACTATGCCAAAGATTGAAAAGAAAATCGATTACAAATGTAAGAAGTGTGGTTACCAAGAGAACATCACACTGGAGGGTGTGCAAAGTTTTTTCGCATAAGTTTATACCATGATAACCTAGGCAATTACTATAAGACTAATTTTGCGTTAATGCAACATCACAAATATAGTCTTACAGAACTTGACAACATGATGCCTTGGGAGAGAGAAATATATGTCACAATGTTGGCACAGCATTTGGAAGAAGAGAAGCAGAGAATGGAACAACAGGCCGCTAATAATAAGAGATAAAAAATGGCAGATTCAAGACTAGCAGATATTTACAGAAAAGAACTAAAGACTAAAGGTCTTCTTGGTGCATTTGTGTCCGCTTCGGGCGCAAGACTTAAAGAGAAGACTGATATCCGAGGTTTATTACCACAAACAGGTGTTAGTGGAGCCGCATTTGAAAAGATGTTTGGTAAACGATACAAATATGGTGGGAATAAAGAAGCAATAAGAAGTGCTGGTGGGTCTGATACTGCTGCTAC